GTTGTCCCTGCCGGACGACTTCGACCTGTCGCTGGCCGACGAGCCGACGGAGCCGGCCGCTCCGGAGAAGGGGCGAGGACAGTTTCGCCGCCAGTTGGACGAGGTGAGTGCGCAGTTGGACGAGTTGGCCAGCAACCTTGACGAGCCGAAGAGCGCGACGCCGAGTTTCTCCGCCGAAGATGCAGCGGTCGCCTCCGCCCTGGACGGAGACGCCGACGATGACTTCGACTTCCTCTCCGGTGCCGACGAAGCGGCGACCAAGCTGGATCTGGCTCGTGCCTACATCGACATGGGCGATAGCGAAGGCGCGCGCGATATCCTCGACGAAGTCCTGGCCGAAGGTAACGACAGCCAGCAGGCGGAAGCCCGCGAGTTGCTGGAGCGCCTGGCCTGATCCGGAAATGAAGCGACCCTCATGAACGATGTTGTTCCGCCAGCGGCAGCCGAATCGGCTGCCGATTCTCTTTAAGAATTCGCTATATTTCAACTACTTAAAGAGCATTGTTTCCGCTTGTAGATCGGCGGTTTCCGCAACCATTCTTCATTTCACCGGATCAACCACCTTCCCAATGCGTCGATAGACTCGCTGAGTCATACCCTGAGTGGTGTGCCCAAGGAGGTCTGATGCCTGCGACAGACTGTCGATGTCGGAGGCTGCTTTCGGCCTGATATCGCGAAATTGGAAGTTCATGATGGCCTTGGCTAGTTCGCTATCCTTTGCCTTTGCGGCTTTCTCTGCCGCAGCTTTCCGAGCGGGCTCGAATCGGAAACGCAGCATGCTTTCCGTAATCGGCTTCCCGTCCTGACTGGCCACGAGTGTCGGGTGAGACCGGTCAAGCTTGTCCAGGAGCTCGCCAAGCGTCGTTTGCGATCCATCCGCTCGCCGCAACCTGATGCGTAGCTTCATCGAGGTCTTTCCCTGGCCGACCAGCAGGTAATCTCCATCCACATCCGACCAACGCATCTTGCGAACATCCGCCGGACGCTGACCCGTCAGGTACGCCAGGTCCATGGCGATCCGCAGATCGGCGGGCGCTTCGTTGTACACCGCGAGCCACACCTCGTCAGTGATGTACACGTCCCGAGGGGCTTCTTTATTCCGCTTCACCCCTCGGCACGGGTTCTCCCTATCCGTTATGCCCCACTCCCTGGCCATGTTGAACGCGTGAGAGAGTAGGGCAATCTCTCGGTTAGCCCGCACGGGTGCCGATCTGGCGTCCCGGTACTGGGCGATTATCTGCGGTGTGAGTGCTTCAATCGGAGCTGACTCGAAGGATTTCATCAGTTGGACGATGACCTTGAGGTTGTCCTTCTGTGTCTTCAGCCCCTTCCCCGGCACCACGTCCCGCTCGTACCGCCGTAGTAGATCGCCAACTGTCCTGGTGGCCACCGGCACGACCTTCCTCTCCAGCTTCGCCCACTTCTCCCGGGCCTCGTCCAGGTCCGTGCCCAGCGGGATCTCCTTGCGCTTCCCCTCGGCATCCCGCCCGTCGTAGTAGTAGCCGACCCAGACCTTTCCCGACTTCATTGTCCGGGTGCGCTTGATCATGCGAGGCGGCAGGCCCCGGTTCTTGTTGCTCCGCGGTCTCATCATCTAACCCTGGACAGGTCCAGGCTCCACTTCTCGGTTGCTTCCATCGTCGGCTTCACGCCGGCCAGCTTCAGGCGGGCATATACGCGCCCAATGATCGGACGGTTCGCCGCGGTCACGGCGTACTTCCAGCCGTACCTGTTCAGCCACTCGATCTGCTTGCTCGGGTACTCGCGCCCAGTCAGCTCGGCGACTTCCTCTTCGGACAGGAACTCGGATACGGGGCTAGTCGAGCTTCCCATTCCCTATCTCCTCTTCGTTGCGCGCTACGACCAGGCGTAGCGGCACTTCGTGGCGCCCGCGAGCAACCAACTCACCGTCAACCACCTCGGTCGGATCTTCCAGGCACACCTTCTCCATGGCCTTGATCGCAGCGCGGATGTACTTCGGTATGGCTGCTGATTTCTGGTAGTGCTCGAGCAACCTCCGCTTACCGTCCTCTGACACGCCTTGGAAGTGGTCGAGAGCCTCTTTGGCGGTAGTGACGATTTCCTCGGGCTCTGCTCCTACCTCGCAACGAATCCAACCGATCAGGCGGCGCAGGTGGTTCATCTCGGCCCGGGTCAGACGGCGCGCGGTCATTTGCCTACTCACGCCCTACCTCCGGTTTCCGTTCGATCACGCGCATCGATCCGTCTCGGCAATGCAGCGTCAGGGCGGCCCGCCTCGTCTCGATCGTGCCGTCGTTGCGGATCACGGTCTGTGGTACGCCGTAAAGTGGCCCGCCGGGTGCGAACGGGTCGGGCAAAGCCTCGGGGTTTTCCTCTACGAATCGCAGCATCTCGGCGATGATGCAGTTGAATAGCGGGCCGTCCTTCAGGTCCGCCTCTCGCCTTCCGCTGAAAGCGCTCGAGCTATCCTCAAGGCCCTCGACGAAGGCTATGTGGTTGAGCATCTGCCCAGGCTTGCCGCCTTGTATGGCGGCGCGATGGACCGGGTTGACGCCCAGGGCATCGCAGATGCGATCAACTCCAATCTCTCTCTCGATCCACCTCTCGGCCTGCAGCAGCCAGGCGCCAAGGGTGGCTTGGGCCTTCTCGTGGTAACCGCTGGATGTCTTCCGGAACTCTTTCGCCTGTTCCAACCGGGCTCTGGTGAATGGAAGGCCCTTCCTTGCTTCCTTGATCTTTCGGTCAGCGCTGGTCCTGTCGGCCTCCCAGCCGAGTTGGTACTGTCTGGCCATGCGCCGCGCGACCAGTAGGCGAGTGAGCGCGGAGAGGTCTGGCTTGTCCCAGATGTTGAGCAGACGCTCCAGGTTCTCGTAGGTCATCAGCATGATGGCGGCTCCTTGTCCACGCCCATCCTATGGAGTAGACGTTCCTTGCAGAGCTGTTCTTGAAGGCGATGGATCTCGCTGGTGTAATTCTTCGCAGTCCGCAGCGAGCCGAGCACGAATCCGACGTGGAGGCCACCCACGCACCAGACGATGCAGAGGAGTAGTGTTCCGATCATGGCTGGCGCCCCTTGTCCGTGTCGCAGATCCGCAGGTCGACGCCGCAGGCCTGGACCAGTTCGGTCAACTCGCCGAGCTTGGTGTTGGGGTTCTGCATCGCCTGGCCCAGGCGGACCAACTGCTGGCCAAGGGTGGCGAGCGGGGTAGGGCGATACCCTGGTGGTGGCGGAATATCGGAGCCTCTCATCACTGGCATGCCTCCCAGATGAACAGGGTCTTGAACGGCTGGAGTGCGGCGCCGGCGGCAACCGCAGCCAGGCCAAACAGCGCGACGAGTGCGATAGCGGTCAGAGCCTTGCGCATGGTCATCGCTCACCTCCAGGCGCTGGCGCAGCGGCAATGAGGCCCCGATACACACGTGCCAGGAAGGCGCGAACTGCACCCCGATCTGGGAAGTAGTACTCGGTATCCTCAACGAGATAGCCGTCCATTCCGTCCTTGCTGTCGCGGCGCGCGTCCAGCATTTCCAAGGTCGGCTCAAGCGGTACCAGCTTCCAGCCCTTCGGAACGGTAGCCTGAGCCTGTCCGTCGATCAGCGCGATGATGTGGTCAGGCATGGTCAAGGCCTCGTAACGCACCATCAGATTCGAGGCCTCCTCTCCGCTGAGCAGCGGGTTCTTGAGCGCGACAGCAATTCGGCGTAGTTCGGCGTGCTCGCGGGCTAATCCCGGCGCGGGGTGGGTTTGCTCGCCGGCATTACCCGGTCCGGAAACAGGTTCGCCGCCAGGATTGCCCGGTTCGGAACTCGCTCCAGCGCCGTCCAGCGCGGCCAGTGCGATCTCTCGCATGTTCGCCGCCGGCATGTTGTCCTGCTCGGGACAGGGGTACTCGGCGATGGTGCGGAGCGCCAGGACGGCGCGCTCGAGCGGATGCTCTTCTGCAGCCTCGGCGCCGGCCAGGTGCTTCGCTACCGTTTCCCGGATGACGCGCAGCGCGTTCATGGCCTGGAGCGAGCTACCGTCCTGGCCGAGCTTGGCGGTCAGATCGATCTGTTTAAACAGGGCATGGGTCATAGATCACCCCCTTGCTCGGCGCTGCGCACTGCCTGGTAGGCGAGGGCGTAGCAAGCCATTTGCACCAGCAGGCTCGAAGCCGCGAGTGCGGGGTGATCCGTGAGGGCCAGGGCCGCCACGTGCAGAGCGCCGGTAGGGATGGAGAGCCACGGGCGGGCGAGCAGGTTCGCGGCTCCTTGCCCCTTGATGCCGCCGGCGAATATCAGCAGCCAGCAGAGAACGTTCGTGGCCGCCGCCACATAGAACGCGAACCGGTGAAGCGACCCCTGACCGAAGTACAGGCACGCGCTGAGCAGCAGGCTGATCACGGTGCCGATGAGTGCTTGCTTCATGATCAGCGATCTCCGGCGGCAGCGGTCAAGGCGTCGAGTAGCGCATGCTTTCGGCGCTGACCATGCAGGTACTCGCGCAGGGCGATGATGACCACGCTGTTCATGCTGCGCTCGTCTCGCTTAGCCTCGGCTTCGACCTCGGCCCTCAGGCCGTCCGGCAGTCGGACAACGAACTTGTCCATATCCCGGCTGGTGCTGGCCGGCAGTTCGGTTACAACGGTTGCTCGTTTCATGATCAACCCTCCACCTTCACGAACCGGTGGTTGTCGTCGAGCCTGTAGTGCGTGTTCGGCTCCAGGCCGTCTTCGCCGATATAGCCGATGACGGTTCGGTACCGTTCGGTCTTTTCGTCCCAGTAGCGGATGCGGATCTCGCCTTTCTCCCCGGCGGTGGCGGTGCCCTCGTCCCCGGCGGTGGCGGTGCCCTTGTACCCGGCGGTGGCGGTGCCCTTGTACCCGGCGGTGGCGGTGCCCTCGTCCCCGGCGGTGGCGGTGCCCTTGTACCCGGCGGTGGCGGTGCCCCAGTCCCCGGCGGTGGCGGTGCCCCAGTCCCCGGCGGTGGCGGTGCCCTTGTACCCGGCGGTGGCGGTGCCCTTGTACCCGGCGGTGGCGGTGCCCTTGTACCCGGCGGTGGCGGTGCCCTCGTACCCGGCGGTGGCGGTGCCCTCGTACCCGGCGGTGGCGGTGCCCTCGTACCCGGCGGTGGCGGTGCCCTCGTACCCGGCGGTGGCGGTGCCATATGCGCCTACCTGACAGAGTTCCTTATCGCCTGCCTGTAGGGTGGCGCCGATCACTGCAACTCCGGCCGCGCGTGGTTCGTTTGCGATCAGGAACTGTGTTGCGCTTGCCTTGTCCCCGATGTGACGGACTGTGCAGCGAGGAAATTTCACCTTGCCGCCGAGGGCGATCAGGTCAGCTATTACGACCTCAACCACCAGCCACTTCGCATCGGCGTCGCCGACAGTGCTACTGCAATCATGGTCGCCCTGGCCGAACAGCCAGCCATGTAGGCCGTGACCGCACCTGTTGTCCTTCTTCCAGTCCGGGGCCTCGACTACTGCTCCGATCTTGTCGGGCCACTGAAACCCGCCGTGACTGGTGAGATCAGCGCTGCAGGTCCTGAGGATGAGAGCGGTGCCTTGCTTCTTGGTCTTTGCTTTGGTGGTCATGTTTTTCTCCAGTGGCGCCATCGCTGGCGCCGGGGCGAGGGGCTACTTGCTGATGCCGATGAAGGGAAGCGGGGAGCCGCTGGCCATGTAGGTGGGCAGCTTTCCGTCCCACTTCTCGACGGCATTGAGGGTCACGACGTCGGGGTTCGAGCGCAGCGCCTGGGCGCGGATCTCGATCGCCTTCGCGTCGGCGGTGGCCAGGGTCAGCTTCGCGTCCGCCTCCCCTTGGGCCCGAGCGCGTTCCTTGTCGGCTTCTGCCTTGGCTTGGGCGACCTCGTTACGGCGCTGCTCGGCCATCTGGGTGGCCTGGATCTTCGCGTTCAGGCTCTGCATGGGCGCCACCTGNTCGCGCACGCGCTTCTCGACGGCCAGCAGCAGGTCCGCCTTACCGGCGCCATAGACGCTCTCGACTGGAAGCTTCGAGGCAACATCGTTGAAGGCATCGCGCACCATGTTCCGCAGGAACTTGTTCGTGATTTCGTCGATTCCCGCCCGGTACTTCTGGAACAGCGTCGTCACCTTGTCGGGGGATACCGAGTANGTGATGCCGACGGCGCCGCCAACCTTCATNCCCTCAACGGTCTGGAAGCTGATCGCTTCCTCGCCGCCCCAGGTTTCGGTCTGCGTGAAGGTGGGGAACAGGTAGAGNTCCTCGTTCACGCCTACCCAGTAGCGNCCAGTTCCGACCTCGCGCGTCTCCACGCCCTTCTCGGAGCCGTANAGGTTGACGATCACGCCGACGTTGCCGGCAGGCACCTTCGAACAGCCCGCCAGGACGGCGAGCAGGCACAGCATTGCAGCAGCGGGAATCCGCTTCATTGGTCTTTCTCCTTGCTGGTGGTGGCCGCTTCTTCGCGGCGGGTGTTGGCGAGGTGGATGCCGAGGCAGACCGAGGCGATCAACCAGACGCCGGGGATGGCGAATCCCGCGAANACCAGAACATCGTCGCGACTGCTGACCAGGGCCGGCCCAATGCCGCCCACCAGGGCGACGGACAACCCNGCATAGNCCAGCAGNGCGATACAGATCAGGAAGAGCTTCCCGGGCTTGATGAGAGGTTTGTTGTCCATGCTTTCCTCCAGGCAAGCCGATGGCCTGCCGCGGTTGTTGGCTTTCGCGAAAATCGGTTGGTTACTGCTTGGCTGCTTCGGCGCGTTCGGTCTGCCGCGTCAGATCAGCCCTCTCTGTTGCAGGTCGTTCAGTTCTGCGTCCGCAAATGCGGCCGCCGCCTTCAGGTCTGCCACGGTAAGCTCGTCGAGCGTCTTGCCCAGGCCCTGGATGTGCCGGGCGAAAGCGCGCTGTGCCGGCCCGTTGTAGCCATGGCANAAGTCGGCCGCTGCGCGCAGTTCACCGTCGAGCTGCAGCGCCAGGATGTTGAGAGGATCGTTTCTGTCCCAGGCCATGATCACGCCACCCAGGCCACGCCATCGCGGCGAGCAGTCAGNCGAGTTTCGATCTTCCTTTCGCCGCCACGGCGCGCCCGCATGGCCGGGTCTTCATCGAGGANGGGTTGTGCTGCCGCCAGGATGGCGAGGATTCCAACGCACAGGGGGCTGATGATCTGGCGCTTGTATGCCTCCAGCACCAGGCCGCGGATGGTCTTGGCGCCGAGCTTGAACCGCGCATCATCCAATCGCTTGGATACGGTCCCTGGCGCGATGCCCATCAGCTTGGCGATCTCCTTTGCGGTCAGGTCGCTCGCCGCATGCAGGGTGGCCTCCAGTTCACGCGGAGCGAGGCCCATGCCGAGGCGGCCTTGCCAGGTATCAGTGCTGATGGTGATGGTCATGGGGAGTCCTTGTTGGTCACTCACGTTTCAACATATGGACAGAATTTACCTGCGGTTATTTATTGGTGTCAACACCTGCGGTTTTATTATTGAGTATTGCTGCTTCCTGCTTGAGGGCGGCCGAGGTTGCGGGCGGTAGGTGGGGTGTTGCTTGGGATGGGCTTGCAGGGGGTGCATGTGCCGAGCACAGTGCCCGGCATTGCGGATAGCTAGCAGAACAATGCGGCGAATGAGGCGTCAGGCATTAAGTGAGCATGCCAACTTGCGCAGAACCGCAGGTTGGCTGAATGGCTTTGAGGCTTTGAGCAAAAAGACTGGTGGGATGGGGTGCGTTGTGCCGACTGTTGTTGATCACAGCTTTCGCCGAATCCTAACCACTGACCACCAGAACACCCAGCCAATGATGCTGATTTGTTGGCTCCTCATTTCCTCAGGGGTGTACTCCTCGTCGGGATACTCATCTCGGTTATAGCTGCGCAGGCGGACCCCCCCGCCAGGCAGGCGGTAGACGAACTTCACCCTTAGCAGGTCGTCGTGCTTGATGGCGTAGATCTCGCCGTCGGTGATGTGTTTGGTGGCCGTATCAACGCCGATAGTAGCGCCGTCAGAGATCAAGGGCTCCATGCTGTTGCCTCCTACCCTGGTGCAGATGGCAGCCGATGGATCGACCCCTGCTGCGCGCAAGGTCGCGTAGGAGAAGCGAAGCTTGCGTCCTTTGATTTCCTGCTCAATGTTTCGGCCCGCGCCGGCGGCCATCTCAACTTCCTTGTAGAAAGGTATCTCTACCTCATCATCGTCAAGGGGGGTGCCGTCATCCCACGGATGGATAGGCTCCAGGGTGTCGGTGATATCTGGTACTGGCTTGGGATGCATTGCCTTTGCCATGCCCTCAATTTCGGCTGCTAGGCGCGGACTGAAGCTGGATACGGGTACTTCGAGTATCGTTGAAAATTTAGCGGCAACGGCCGCATTCAGCGCATTGCTGCCATTCATATACATCGAAATAGCGGTCTGACTCATACGGAATGCCTCGGCAATGGAGGATTGCGTGAGCCCTAGTTCTCGGCGCTTCGCGCTATAAATGTGCCTTAGCGCTTGGCATTCGTTGAGTTCGATCTGGCTTAGCTTTCGTTTCTTCATGGCGAGACGTTAACAACCAACGGTTATGCAGTCAAAGAACCAGCGGTATTGTAAAGGATAGCACCGCCGGTTATTCTGCCTCCAAAGCAAGAGGCAGGACGTATGCAAACCCAAACACTCGCTGAGTTCGTTGGCCGCTTCGGACAGGAAGGGGCGGCCCAGGCCCTCGGAGCAAGTCAGGCCGCAATCAGTAAGGCGCTGAGGTCAAAACGCCTCATTATCGTCGCGCCTGCAATGGGGGGCGGTTTCGAGGCAACGGAACTGAAGCGGTTTCCGTCGGGAGGTGGGCGCCCCCGTGCAGTGCCTAGCGTCCCGATGGCCACCAGTTCCGCCGACCTTGAGCCCATTCTGCCGTCCGATTCCCACTTGGTGCAGTGCGCTGATGCTGCTGTGCAGGCATCCAGTATGGGGGCGGAGCAATGATCCGAAACGTCTTCGTGATTCTGGCTGGACTGATTGCGGTGGCCGTTATCTGTGCCGCTGGGGTGATCCTCCATGCCATCGGCGGCTACCACATCGAGCTGACGCCGATCATCGCGACAGTGGGGGCCGCCGGCGGGATCGCGCTCCTTTGCCATGAGTTTGGCTACAGCGCTGGGCGCAACAAGGCACTGGATGACCGCTTCTACCCAGATGCAGATGCGCCTTACGTGCACTTTCCCCGAGGCATGGACAGCTACCAGGACCGTCTGGATTTCCTGAATCGCGCCATAAAGCGGCTGCACGAGATCGAGTCAGCCAAGGCCAACGATGCTCAGGATCAGCGCCCCAGCGATCAGGGCAATCAGCCAGAGCGCAAACGTCATGATTGATGCGCGCCTTTTCTCCCAGAAAGCCCTCAGCGGCGTTATTCCGCCCCGGTCTTCTGGGAAGTATTCCTTGTCCCAGTGCCTTTCCTTCCAGCGCCTGAAGGCATCTCTCAACCAGTTCATGCCGGGCCTCCGTGGCCGTTCTGTGTGGAAACAAAACGATAGCACGGAGTGTCCTGGCGCCACTTTGCGGCCCGGCTGATTCAAACGCCGGAAAGCAAAAAGCCCCGCTTTCGCGAGGCCTTTAGTCGGTAGTCGTTGGAGCGACTGCCTGGATATCAATTTGTCTTTCGAAGGACGAATTAACTATGCAACAGAAAACTCAAAGCGCGCAAGTCCCCTGCGCCGTTACCACTGACCACCAGGTTTGCTTCGATCCTCTCAACGGGGATGAGTTCTTGTTCTCCATTGTTGCCGACCGGCCGGTTGACGCGGCTCTGGCCGCCGCCGAGGACATCAGCGAGGCGGTTCACCTGATTCTATTGAGAATGACCCGGGCGATGGACGATGCCGGCGAGCCGCTGCTCTCTCAGGAACTCAATACTCTCGCCCTGCTGGGGGCCATGTCTGGCGCATTGCTCAGAGCTTGCCGGGCCGGTGTCGCGACCCAATCCGGAAATCCTGAAAGCGTGTCGCGACACGCAGGCGGTGCAGCATGAGCGCGGTCTGGAACAAGCCCCAGTCGTCTGCACTGAAGGCTCCGATATCTCAGCTTCCGCCGCGGAGATTCGCAGCGATTAACCCGACCACGACGGTCGAAGAGGCGTTGAGCGAGGCGATCGCGCTGACGCTAAGTGTTTCTAGCATTCTCGGAGCACTGACCACCTCCGACGAAGAGCACGCGTGCTTGTATGCCCTGGAGATTGCTGCAGAGATGGCTGGCGACTTGGTTGACGCCGCGCTCGACTCCCTGCGTGAGGAGGGCCAGCAATGAACCTCGCAAACCTGATCAGTAAGCAGTGTTCCCGCGACCCATCTGAGGTGCTCACGGAAGAGCAGGCGATGTCTCTTTGGGGGGAGCGTGAAGTAGCCCGGCAGGCTGCTCAGAACATGGCGCTTGGTGTCGCCGCTGTCGGGAACCTGCTGGCGAACGTTGGCGCTGAAGGCGAAGTAGGCCAGGAAACCTCAGAGCGTCTCGGCTGGTTTCTGGAGGAGATCGGGGGGGGCATCTTCCAGTTGGTGGAGCTCGAACAGGTCCTCTCGGATCGCATCAACCGGCAGAAGGAGCGGAAGCAATGAGCGCCTCAATCACCATGCTTCGCCAGGGGATTCGGGCAGAGCGCGACCTGACCTCGTACCTCTGGACGATCCTCAACGAAATGCGGCTACAAAGGCAACTCCCCGAGTGGGCCGAGCGCGCCATCGATGGCACCACGCAACAGTCAGACGAAATCAGCGCACATCGCAAGCAGGTCGACAGGGTTCTATTCGAGCTGGTCCCCGGGCTCCGCGAGGATGTCGAAAGGACTGATCGCGAGAGCTACCTCGAATGGAAAGCCCGTGAGCGCGAGGTTAAAGACGCGCTGGGAGGTGGTCATGTCTGATCTCTCGAAGGCACAGGCCTCTCGTCCTCCGCTTCCTGTCGACGGGGAGGTGATGGAGCGGGTCGAGCTCAGTCGTAATGAGTTCGATCTATTCAACCACGCTCGGAGCGATATGACGCAACTTCGGGCTCTGCTGATGGACTCGGTCGTTCCTGCCCTAGGTGGTAGAGGGCACCCCGTTGCGACGGAGATTCATGACCTGATCGAGCGGATCATCTTGTGCACCGGGAATTTTCTCTACCGCTACAACCAGCAGATCGGCGCCGCCTATCGGGAGCGTGACCTGTGAACCCTGGCAGCTTCGATACCGGCGACACGTTTCAGCGTGCGTCTTCAGGCGATGGAATTCTGTTCTGGTTCATCTCCACACCGGCCGTTCAGAAGGGTGGGATTGCGATAGCCCAGATGGTCGCCCCGTTCTCGACCGAGGAAGAGGCCCAGCGTGGCGCCGATCTGCTGAACGACCGCTTCCCCGGCAACCGTTGCTGGGTAGGCCGTGGCGAGTACGCGCCGGAATACGCCACCCCTGATCGGTTGGATCACGACGCCAAGCGAGCACGCGCCGATCTCGCCGGGCTTCTGTCCGGCATTACCGGGAGGTGCGGCCATGACTGAGCTCGATATCAAGAAGTCTTTGCGCTCGAGGAGAGGGCTGGTCCCGGACACTCCGTCAAGGCTGTGCGGGACGTTTAGCTACGGCTTGCACTACCACGGCCCGCAGCAGGTTCTGGACGATTTTCTTGGTCGGGTAGAGCGCGAGCAAGATCACACCAAGCGATTAATGCAGGCACAGCGCACGATCGGCGCGCTGATGGCGTTGTCGGCGGCGAAGGTCAGTCCGGCTTGCGCCTGGTACACACACCGCGACGTGTTCCGACGCCTCGCTGAGCTTACCGGCGAAACGGAAAACGCACTGGTGCAGATGGCGGGAGTAGAGCGATGAACCTGACTACCATCGGCGGCCAGGCCGCCACCATGACCAGCCGCGAGATCGCGGATCTTGTCGAGGCTCGCCACAACGACGTTGTCACGACCATCGAACGTCTCTTCGACAAGGGGCTTTTACGATCAAGTCGTAAAACTCGCCGGGAGTCCACCGGTGGCCGTCCGATCGCTGTGTATGACCTGATCGAGAGGGATACTCACCTGGTCGTTGCTGGTTACAGCGATGAGCATCGTGCCCGAGTGATCGACCGCTGGCAGCAGCTTGAGGCTGAGCGTACCGGTCGCGATTACCAGATCCCGCGTACCCGAGCCGAGGCCCTGCGGCTGGCTGCTGACCTGGAGGAACAGAACGCCGTCCTGCAACTGGAGAATCAGCACCAGGCCGAGACCATCTCCAGCCTTGAATCGCTGTTCATGGTAGGCGAGACGCCTACTCAGTTCTGCAAGCGCCTGAACGGGGTGAACTGCGCCAAGGTAAACAGCACCCTGTGCCAACTCGGCTGGCTCTTCAATGAGCAGCGCGAAGAGGAGGGCGCACCGCGGTATCGCGTCGCCAGCCGTGTCCGCGACAAGTACCTCACCGAGCGCCCGCGCAAGATCGCCCCCGAGGGCGGTGACTCCTTCATCAAGTACGACCTGCAGTTGCTGCTGGCCGGCGCCCAGCGCCTGCACCAACTCTACATGCAGCAAAAGCTGGTCATGAAAGCCACCTGGGACGGCCGGTTCACGCAGGCCAAGTACACCGGGGAGACCATCCAATGACCTCACAACCAAAACCGGGCCGGATCACCACCAGCCCCAACGGTCGCCCGGTGATCGCCGGGCCCTGGCCGTCCTACCGTCAATTCCGCGACCTGTGCGAAAGCGACCGGCTTCTGATGTACCGCCACGCGAAGCTGTGCAGAGCCTCCCTTGAGGTCCAGGGCTTCGAGATGGCTGAGGACTACGACGCTTTCGTGCGGCGCGTCACCGAGGAGCTCGACATATGAGCGTTCAGGCCATGACTTGGGCACTTGAGCAGCAGGTCGTTACCGATGCCGCCATGAGGCATGTGCTGTTGTGCCTGGCGAACTATGCCAACGAGGCGGGAAAGGGGGCGTTCCCTTCTATCGCCACGCTGAGCAGCGATACAGGGCTATCCGAGCGGACCGTCCAGTACAAGCTCCGGTCCCTCGAGGAGGCTGGTGTGATTCGTCGTGGAAACCAGGCAATCGCTGCCGCCTACATCTCGCACCGGGATCGCCTGCCGATGGTGTACGACCTCTCGATGGAACGGGGTGCAACGGTTGCACCGGGTGCAAATGACGACGTAACGGGGTGCAAACCACGACGTAACGGGGTGCAACTGACGACACAACGGGGTGCAACGGTTGCACCCGATCCGTCACTTAACCACCAAAGAACCACCAAAGAACCTAAAGAGCATGTCCAAACCGGCGAAACCGGTTCGGACGACGTGGGTGATCGGAAGGGAAAACCCAAGTCTGGGAAGCGGACGACCAAGCCCAATCCCTTGGATGGTTTCGAGGAGTTCTACCAGGCCTACCCCAAGCGCAGGGATCGAGCGAAGGCGGAGAAGGCTTGGCGGAAGATCGACCCTGCTCTGCACCCTGTGATCATGGCGGCGCTTCCGAAGCACTGCCGACAACGTGATTGGCTGAAGGACAACGGCCAGTTCGTTCCGCTGCCGGCCAGTTGGCTCAACGGGCGACGATGGGAAGACGAGATAGCCCCTGATGCTGGCCCGGCATCGAACTTCACCAACCTCCCCAAACACACCCCCGACATGTACCAGGACCGCGACGATGGCAGAGCAAATTTTTAACTTCTGGCGTAAACCCAACCGCAAGAGCGAAGAAAGCCCTTCTCTTCGCTGCCCGGTTCACGGTGACTACCACGCGATCCAGGTGGAGCAGTTTGATGGCAGCTACTTGACTTGGTCTTGCTCACGGTGTGTTTGGGATGGGGTGAATCGCGGGCCGGGGAGCGAGGAGTTTTCGGTGGCTCTGGCTGAGAAAACCCAACGCAAGATCAACGAGTTGCTGGTTGGCTCTGGCATCCCCGCTCGCTACCGGGCCAGCACTTTCGAGACTTACCGCACCGATGGCAAGGCGGAGAAGGCGGCGGTGCTGGAAGCATGCCGGGAGTATGCCGAGCGATTCGTGGAGAACTTCCAGGACGGCCGCTGCCTCTTGCTCCTGGGCAACCTTGGGACGGGCAAGACCCATCTCGCGTGCTCAATCGTCCAGTACGTCGTACGGAACCTTCAGGCCCAAGCAGTGATCACCTCGGCGTCGGAAATAATCCGTGTGGCTAAGGGGGCGATGAATCGGGCAGCGAAGTACACCGAACGGGACGCTCTCGAAGAGCTGGCGGGCTTCGACCTGTTGGTGATCGACGAGCTCGGCGCGCAGAGCGGTACCGAGTACGAATTGGGGCTGCTCCACGAGGTGATTGACCGCCGGTATCGGGAGATGCGGCCTACGGTGGTGGTTTCGAACATGAGCGCGCAGGAGGTCGCCAAGTACATCGGTGATCGTGCGGTGGATCGTCTCCGCGAGAACGGCGGCAAGGCTGTTGGTTTCACCTGGGGCTCCGCTCGCCGGGAGGTTCTGGAGTGAGCCGAGAGCTGTACAGCGAAGAGGCTGAGTTCGGCGTGCTCGGCGCTATCTTGCAGTCCGCGCTCCAGCAGAATCAGGAGCTGGTTGACGAGGCCTTGTCCAGCGTGACCGCTGCCGATTTCTACTTCGAGGATAACGCCGTGCTGTTCCAGGCGATCAAGGATTGCTACGAGGAAGGGATTCCCGTCGATCCGGTGACCGTGGGAGTGGTCCGCGATGTGCTGCCCAGCGGCGCGAAGCTCATTCCCTATGCCGGGAACATTGCCCGCAATGTGCCTTCGGTGGCGAACTGGAGGACGTACGTCCGGCACGTCCGGGAGCGGGCCATCCTGCGTTGCTTGATCGACACGGCCGAGTCGGTGAAGGCCTCCGCCACGGATGACCGACCGTTGCCTGAGATCATCGCCAGAGCGCAGCAGGCGATGGCGGACCTGCGCGACCTCGATGACGAGGCGCCGAAGTACAAGCGGCTCGACGAGGTGATGCTCAAGGCTGTCGACGTTATCGACGACAAGTTCAACGGCCGCGCGCCTCAGTGGCCCGGCACTGGCCTGGCCGATCTCGACAAGCTGGTGCGCGGCATCCGCCCTCGGAAGCTCACCGTTATCGCCGGCCTTCCCGGCAGTGGCAAGACCACACTTGCCCTGCAAATCGCCCAGTACAACGCCTGCGAGGCGGGGGAGCCGTGGCTGGTGTTCTCCCTGGAAATGCCCGAGGAGGAGTTGGGCGTGCGCTCAATCGCCTCGCTGGGCGGAGTGGACCTGAAGCGCCTGGACGATCCGCAGCAGTTGGGTGACGACGACTGGCCGCGCATCACATCTGCGGTGGCCAAGGCCAAGGGGGCGCCCTTGTTCATCTGCGACGATCCCAACGTGACCGCCAGCCAGATCCGCAGCACCGCGCGGCGTGTCAAGCGTGAGCACGGCCTGGCCGGCATCGTCGTCGACTATCTGGGCCTGATTCCACCAGAGGCGAAAGGGCGCACGCGCAGCGAGGAAGTGGGCAAGACCAACAAGTCGCTGTTGCGCCTGGCCAAGGAGCTCGGCGTTCCAGTCATCGAGCTGGCGCAGCTCAACCGCGACTCGACCAAGCGCCCCGGTAAGCGCCCGCAGTCGAGCGACCTGCGCGACTCGGGGGAGATCGAGGCCGACGCCAGTTGCATCCTGATGGTCCACCGGGACATGGATAGCGAGGCCGGCCAGAACGGCATCACCGAGATCCTGATGACCAAGTGCCGACACGCGCCGCCGGGCATGTGCCTGCTCCAGCAGCAGGGCATGTACGGACGATTCGTCAACTTCGCCGGCCCACGCGAGATGAGCCAAGAGGAGGTCGAGATGGGGCGTAGCTACTTCGCCAACAAACACGGCAAGAAAAAGGGGAAGGCCGCATGAGCAACGTACAACCGATGGCACCCCGCAAGGTCATGACCAGGCTGGAGCGGGAGTTTCTCAAGGTGGCCGGCCAGGAGCTGGCGCAGGTCAAGGTGGGCGGTGCTGCTGCCTTGGCTGCGCTGTTGGTCATGATCGCCAACTGGCACGGCGACCGCGGCACCCTGGGTTTTCACGACTATGGCCGGCTCTGGTTGCTGGACGGCAATGCGAAGGGCGCTGCTGCGGAAACGCTGCTGCGTGATCTGTTCGGCCTGAATGGCAATCCGAAGGGGGCTGCATGACTGGGATCTACCGCGACGTGATGCCGGCGATCGTTCGCGTCCTGGCGGCCGATGCCATCGACAACACGGCGAAGCAGAGTTGGCAGAGGCTTATCGACCGAAAGGTCGATGGCGGCTTTCGGGCTCTGCTTTCTGCCCAGGACCAGTTCGAGTTCGATTGCATCCTGCACGCCCTACTGCACCGGGAGCTTTCGCCGGCCGAGTGGGACGTGCTGCACGCTCGCTACTCGACGCACTTTGATCGGCGTGGGCAGGCCATCGAGCGACTGGCGAGCAGGGTGCATTCGCCTGCGCCTTCTCGGTTTCTGGAGCGTGCTGTAGCGACCTGGGCTATCCCGATGATGAAGGGCAAGAACGGAAAGCGATCAACCGCTATCCTGATGCTCCCCAAGGAGTGGTACGACATGAACAACTGGGATGAGGACGCGCGACCGGACTCAACTCGAAACCGCTGGCGCAGGGATATTCGGAAACAGCTTGATCGTTTCGAGGAGGAGGCGTTGGTGCATGTAACCGAGATCCTTGACCGCGAGAAGTTGCTCGATGCGGCTTGACGAATGTGATCGACTGAGCGTAACGTAACCACATCTGTTGATCCGTGCGCGCTAAGCCAGATCGACACCGAAACCCGGCCTCCGCGCCGGGTTTTTTATTGCGTTGCCCAACCTAGCACGGCATTATCAGGCCCCGCCGATGCCGTGGTTTCCACCTGGGCTATTCCTCGACAGAGGCGGGAAGCCCGGCCGGCCCCTCCCGCCGGGCTTTTTCATTCGAAGGTCGAAACTCGGTAGACGGCAGTCTCACCTGCCACATCGGGCTGTAAGCAAAGTGACGGGTTACCGACCCGCAAGGCCTTCACCCTTTGCGATAACCAATCAATGCAGGTGGAGCGCAGGATGCGCACGGGGTAGTGGCCCCTATCCACCCGCACCTATTTCAGAGCCCAGCCTTCGAGCTGGGCTTTTTCGTTTCTAGGTCATGCCGCCTCAATATTCACTGAGAGGCGGAGGCCGAGGGCGGATAGCGCGTTCTCCATGGCTTCCATCTTGGTGTTGTGGAGGAAGTCGACGAGCCTGTCGCCCTGGGTTTGTGCGATACCGAGGAGCCGGCAGAGGTCAGCCTTTCGCATATCTCGACGAACCATTTCGTTCCAGAGCGCGATCTTCGCAACGGTAACTGCCGGCAGATGGATAACGCGCTCGCCAGGTTGTGCCTGGCTGGCTGCGGGGATTTCTCGGCGCTGATCAACGTACAGCGAGAGGGTCGACTCGATGGCGTCGACTGCCTCGCCGATTGCGTGGGCCTTGTCGTCGCCATAGCTGTTCAGCTCCGGTAGGTCTCGGCAGAAAACGGCAACGCCAGGAGTGCTATCGTCCTGTTCGAAACGGATTGCATAGTCGTACATGGTCACTCCTCCGGGGTGATCGTTCANCGCTTGCAGGCGAGGGGGCTCATTTGAGCCCCAGTTGCTTGATGATCGCCTTGCGGGTCGGTTCTGGCATTTCCTTAGCTCCGTGGTCCGCGAAGGTGGTCTGTTTGCCGTTCGGGGCGGTGATCTTGAAGTGGCTTCCNTTGCCGGCTTCGAAGGTCACCCCTTGGGCCTTCAACCATCGTCTGAATTCGCTGAACTTCATCACCTCGTCTCTGTTGTTTGGATGGGTCCATTATACAACAAATTTGTGGTGATACAACNAAAAAGTGGTATNTATTCTTGCGGGCGGCGCTCAGCGCTGCGGGGAGTGCGGACCCTTGAAAAGCCGTGCCCGCACCTAGTCACAGACCCCGCCCGGAGCGGGGTTTTTCATTTCCGCCCCGGCGAGGGGAACTGAGACGATGAAGATGCCTGACAAACCCGACACTTGGGCGGCTCTGCTCGCCTGGCTGAGCCAGCATGCGCCGATCATCTACGCCTCCCTGCTGTCGTGGGCCATGGCTATGGCCAGGATCATCTACGGCGGCGGCACTCGCCGGCAGGCCCTCTTGGAGGGCGCGCTGTGTGGTGGGCTGGCGCTGACGATCATCAGCGGCTTCGAGTTCTTTGGCGTGCCCCAGAGCATGGCCACCTTCATTGGTGGCTGGATCGGCTTCCTGGGCGTCGAGAAGATCCGTGACCTGGCCGACCGTTACGCTGGGATCAAGCTGCCGCGTCGAGGGTCTGGCGAATGAAGATCACTGCCGATCAACTCGACCGTGCTACCGGCTGCGGCGGCGCTACTGCTTCGGCCTGGTTCGAACACATCAACGGCGCCATGGATCGGTTCGAGGTCAACACGCCTGAGCGCGTGGCGATGTTCCTGGCTCAGGTCGGGCACGAAAGCCAGAGCCTCAAGCGCCTGGTCGAGAACCTGAACTACTCCGCCGAGGGCTTGCTCAAGACCTGGCCGAAGCGGTTCACGCCGGCCGAGGCGAAGCGGTACGCCCGCCAGCCAGAGCGCATCGCGAACCGCGTCTATGCCAACAGGATGGGCAATGGGTCGCCGGATACGGGCGATGGGTATCGATACCGTGGTCGTGGTCTGATCATGATCACCGGCCACGACAACTACGCCGAAGCCGGACGTGCCCTGGCGCTGCCACTGGTGGCGCAACCAGAACTGCTGGAGCAACGGACCTGGGCAGCCATCGCTGCGGGGTGGTTCTGGCAGTCTCGCGGTTTAAACGATATGGCTGATCAAGGCCGATTCGAGCGGATCATGCTGAAGATCAATGGCGGCTACAAAGGGTCAGGCGACCGCGCGGTTCGCCTCGAATGGGCGCGTGCTGCGCTCAAGGGGGAATGATGCTCGGGTTCACGACGAAAGCTGAGGCGCGACGCATCGGCGCCTCGCACCACGGGAGCTATTACGGCATTCCGATGTGGCTAGGGGATGTCGATAGCGATTGCCCGCTAGCGTTCGCAAAGTGGGCGCCGCTTGAGCTGGTCGTCTCCCTGCTCTCGGTCATTGAGGGCATCGTCAACTCGATGCTCGATCAAGAGCAGACGTTCATGTTCAAGGTTGGTCGGAGGATCGACCAGTGACCTGGCGGCCCTGGTTGGTGGTCGCCCTGGTAGGCGCGCTTGTGTTCTGGCGCCTCGATCACGTGACCGCCCAGCGTGATGACCTGCAGGCCGCCGTCGAGCAATCTGCCGAGACGATCACCGCCATGGCCCAGCAGGCCCAGCGCGACATCCAGGCGCAGGTCCAGGCCGATGCCCTGGCCCGAACCTACCAAGCAGCACTGCAGGCCTCCCATGAAGAAAACCAATTGCGCCGCGATGCTATCGGCACTGGTGCTCGCGTCGTGTACGTCAAAGCCCGCTGTCCCGCAGACGGAGTGCACCCGGCTCCCGGAGCCTCCGGCAGCGCTGATGCAGGAAGAGCCGTCCTTGCTGCCGCTGATGGACAAGTTGTTTCTGATCTCCGAGCCGGAGTCGAGCGACGCGAACTGATGATCAAGGCCTTGCGAGAGCACATTGCGGGGCTGCAGAAGTTGTGCCGGAGGATTTGATGCCCAGGCTAAAGACTCTCGGGTTCCGCGTGGCGGCCCAGGGTGAGCGACTGAAGGTTGCGGCGCCTGGTTCGTGGCGGACCGGTAAGACCTCAACCGAGCGAGGCTACGACTACCGATGGCAGCAGGCCCGTGAGCAGTACCTTCGCGATCATCCATTGTGCGTGTACTGCGCGCGCAAGGGCTTGGTCACGGCGGCCAACACCGTTGACCACATCGTGGCTCACCGAGGCGATACGGACCTGTTCTGGGACAAGGACAACTGGCAGCCGCTATGCGGACCCTGTCACTCCTCGGTCAAGCAGGCCGAAGAGGCGGCAGGGTTCTAACGACCCTGTACCAAGGAGCAACCATGCGAACCCAACCACACCCCGAAGGCGTTGAGATCAACCCGCACCGGCCGTGGGGACCACAAGACGTGCAGGGATACAGCGCGGAAGTGGTCAAGGCCATGAATCTGCTGGAGCCGCTTCTACAGGCCGGACTGCTGGCCCTGGTGCCTGACCAATGGAGCGGCGGCAAGTTGACCTTCCTCACCCCGTCGAGAGCTGCGAGGCAGGGATGGAGGCCGCCACAGGCTGACCAAGGGGGAGAGGCACGCGGCTGACGTGCTTCAAGTGGCATGAGGCACGCCAGTGGCGTGCAACAAGGGTGGGGGGGGTGAAAATATCCGGTTTCGCCTGAAGCTAGACCGCCCCCGCCCGCATTCGCACATTTTTTCCGATCTCTAGGAATTTTGTTAATGGCGTTAACAGACAAACAGCGACGGTTTGTTGACGCGAAGGCCCGAGGAGCATCCAACAAAGCTGCCGCCGAAGCCGCTGGCTACGCGCCTTCCAGCTCTGCGGCCGCTGGCGCTCGACTTGCCAAGCACCCCGAAATCATCGCCGCCCTGAAGATGTTAAAGGGGCGGCGAGATGTTAAAGCCAAGGAGCCTTCGCCGAAGCAGGGCAAGGACCATGAAGCGCCGCTCGGCGATGAGCAGGAACCTGATGGCGAGTACCTGGATTGCCTGCCGTTTACGGAGGACCCGCTGGTCTGGCTGGTCAATCTGATGAATGAGCCGCGGGCGAAGGTCTTCGATCGCCGCAGCGCGGCTCAGAAAGCTGTCGACTTCTTCCATGGCAAGAAGGGTGAGATGGGCAAGAAGGAACAGAAGGCCGAGGCCGCGAAGCAAGCCGGCAAAGGCAAGTTCGGCCAGGGCAAGCCTCCACTATCCGTCGTCAGGGGGTAAACCATGCTCTGGACCACTGCCTGCCCTGACTGGTGGCGGCGCTTGAGTGCTGGTGAATCCATCATTCCGCCGCCGCTCTTTCCTGAGGAAGCCGAGGAGGGGCTCAGCGTCTTCCGGGAACTGAAGATCGTAGACGCTCCCGGCTCCCCGACAATCGAGGCCGCATGCGCCCCCTGGGTGCTCGACTTCGCCGGCGCCATCTTCGGCAGCTACAACAATGAGACCGGCCAGCGACTGATCACCGAGTACTTCCTCTGCATCCCGAAGAAGAACTCGAAGTCGACCATCGCAGCCGCGATCATGCTGACCGCCTTGATCCGCAACTGGCGGCTTGAGGCCGAGTTCATCATCCTGGCGCCGACCAAGGAGATCGCCGACAACAGCTTCAAGCCGGCGGCGGCGATGGTGAAGCACGACGAAGAGTTGTCGGATCTGCTTCATGTTCAACCGCACTTGCGGCTGATTACCCACAATCAGACGGGAGCCACCCTGAAGGTAGTGGCCGCTGATAGCGATGTGGTCGGTGGCAAGAAGGCCGTCGGCGTGCTGATTGATGAGGCCTGGCTGTTCGGCAAGAACCCGAAGGCACCGGACATGATTCGGGAGGCCACTGGCGGCCTGCTGTCTCGCCCTGAAGGTTTCATCATCTGGCTCACGACCCAGTCGAACGAGCCGCCCGCCGGGGTGTTCAGGTCCAAGCTGACCTATGCCCGGGGCGTCCGTGACGGACGCATCGAAGACAACCGGTTTCTGCCGATCATCTACGAGTTCCCGAAGGAGATGATCGAGAGCGGAGAGGCGCGGCGGCCAGAGAACTTCCACCTGGTCAACCCGAACATGGGCTACTCGGTGGATCGGCCTACCCTCGAGCGCCTGTTTATGCAGGCAGAACTCGACGGTGAGGCCGAGGTACGCGGGTTCCTCGCCAAGTTCCTGAACATCGAGATCGGGCTGGCGCTGATGTCCGACAGTTGGGTCGGCGCCGCATTCTGGGAGCCGCAGGCGCTGCCAGGCCTTTCGCTGGATGCCCTGATTGAGCGCTGCGAGGTGATTGTTGGCGGCGTCGACGGTGGCGGCCTAGACGACCTGCTGGCGCTGACGCTGTTGGGCCGCGAGCGAGGGGGGCGCCGGTGGTTTCACTGGGCGCATGCCTGGGCGCACCCCTCGGTGCTGGAGCGCCGGAAGTCCGAGGCTCCCCGGCTCCATGACCTCGCGGCGTCTGGTGATCTGACCCTGGTTGAGAAAATCGGCGATGACGTTGAGGAGCTGGCGGCGTACGTCGCTCGGGTCAACGAGGCCGGTCTGCTCGACAAGGTCGGGCTCGACCCGGCCGGCATTGGCGCCGTGCTCGATGCTCTACTGGAGGCGGGGATCACCGAGGAGCAGACGGTCGGCATCTCTCAGGGCTGGAAGCTGACCGGGGCCATCAAGACCACGGAAAGGAAGCTGGCCGAGGGTGTGTTGATGCACTGCGGTCAGCCGCTTATGGCCTGGGCCTGCGGTAACGCCAAGGGCGTGCCTTCCGCCAACGCTTTCCTGATCACCAAGCAGGCGTCCGGCACCGCGAAGATCGACCCGTTGATGTCGACGTTCAACGCGGTATCGCTGCTGTCCCTCAATCCGGAGGCGCGCGGCGGCATGGATGACTACCTCAACAACGGCTTCTTTGGACTCATAGGCTGACCATGACATTTCGCTGGTACAACCCTCGCACGTGGCGGATGTTCGGCTACACCGACCCAGCCACGGGTGATTATGTCGAGGTGGACCTTGAGGTCGGCGGCAAGAGCACCAAGGCCGGCGTGCGAGTGACCACCAAGACCGCGCTGTCGATCAGCATGGTCTGGTCGTGCGTGAAGATCCTTTCGGAGTCGCTGTCGGGCCTGCCGCTGAAGCTCTACGAGGATTCGGACGGCGCCTCGCCGCGCACGTTGGTGCCGCGCAAGGACGGGGCGCAGAAGTTGCTGCGCAAACCCAACCCGTTCATGACGATGCTGAACTTCCTCAAGTTCGTAGTCGTGAACATGGCGCTGCGTGGTAACGCCTTCGCACTGATCGAACGCAACCGCCACGGCGAGCCGATCGGCTTGATTCCGCTCGGTATCGACCAGGTGACCATCGACACCGACGAGGACCTTCTCTACTGGGTGCAGCCCAAGGATGGGGAGCGATTCCCGGTTTCTCCGGAGAACATGCTGCATTTCAAGATATTCAGCATGGACGGCATCGTCGGCTTGTCGCCTATCGAGTACCAGGCGGAGACCATGGGTCTGGCCAAGGCGGGCCAGCAATGGTCTGCGCGCTTCATGCGCAAGGGCGGATTTACTGGTGGCTACATCATCTTCAAGGAGTTCCTGACCGAGAAGCAGCAGGCTCAGGTTATGGCGCGCTTCCCTGACGTGCGCAAGGGCGATGCCGACGACCTCGGCAAGATAGCTGTCTTGCAGGGTGGCCCAACCTTTGTACCGGCCGGTCTTAGCCAGAAAGACGCCCAATTCATCGAGTCCCAGCAGTTCCAGGAGGAGGCACTGGCCGGCATTTACGGTGTGCCTCTCTGGCTGGCCAACCGGGCCGGCAAGACATCGATCATGGGCTCCAACCTGGAGCAGCAACTGATCGGCTTCGTCACGTTCGGCCTGAAACCCTACATCGACGCGGTTGAGGACGAGTTCAACGACAAGCTGTATGGGCGCACCTCGCGCTTCGTCGAGTTCGCGGTGGAGGGGCTGCTGCGCGCTGACAGCGCCGGTCGCGCCACTCTGTTCGCTGCGGCTCTTGGTGGCTCCGGTGGTTCCGGCTGGATGACCATCAACGAAGTTCGCCGCAAAGAAAACCTTCCGCCACTTGATGGCCCTGAATACGACCGGGTCTCCCGGTGGGAGATGCAGACCAATGCTCAGCAAACTTGATTGCCCCTTCGAGGTGAAGGCCGCTGACGAGGCGGGCAACTTCGAGGGCTACGCCGCGGTGTTCGACAACGTCGACCTCGGCGATGACGTGATCCTCAAGGGCGCCTTCACCAAGGTGAAGACCGCTCGCAACGGCCGGTTGAAGCTGGCGCTGTACCACGACCTGACCCGGCTGGTCGGAACCTCGGAGTTCACCCAGGATGACCGAGGGCTGTTCCTCAAGGGCCGAGTGAACCTGGCAGTCAGCTACGCACGCGACGCCTACGAGCTGATGAAGGACGGCAGCCTCGACAGCATGTCCATCGGGTTCAACACCATCGAAGCCAACTTCGAGCAGCGCGCGGGGCGGCAGGTCCGAGTCATCAAGGCCGCCGAACTCTGGGAGGCGTCGTTCGTTCCGTTCGGCATGAACCCTGAGGCCGAGGTCATCAGCGTCAAGTCGGACATCCGGCTTTTCGAGAATGCCCTGCGCGAACGCATGGGGCTCTCTCAGAAGGAAGCGGCAGCAGTCGCTTCGCTCGGCTACCCAGCGCTCCGCCGTGACGGCGGTAGCGAGGCCACGGCGATCGTGGAAGAGCTGAAAGACATTTCAACCCTGTTCACCACCCATTTTGGAGTATCGCCATGAGCGAAGTGAAAGAACTGAAGGACTCCCTGGAACTGCAACTGAAGAACGGTTTCGACGGGCTCCAGAAGAAGTACGACCTGGCCATCACCGAGGTCGAGAAGGGCAACGCCGTCGCCACCGAACTGAAGAAGGATATCCAGAAGCAGAAGGACGAACTGCAGAAGGTCATCGACCAGGTGCAGGATCTGGAGCAGAAGGGCGTCAAGCTGCGCGGCGGCCCAGGCGAAGGCAAGAGCTTCGTCGATATGGTGAAGTCGCACGACGGCTACAAGGCGCTGCAACAGAAGAGCGCGAATGCCGCCGACATCGAGGTCACCAAGTCGGACTTGGCGTCGATGAAGGAAACCAAGGTCACCAGTGCCGGCATCGTTGCGCCGAACTACGACCCGACCATCCAGCCCGGCATCCGCCAGGAACTGCGTATCCGCGACCTGCTGACCACCATCCCGGTTAGCGGACAGAGCTACAGCTACTTCCGCGAATTGCTGCACACTCGTGGCGCGGCGCCGGTAGCCGAAGGTGCGCTGAAGCCTACCAGCGATGTGACCTTCCAGACCGTCACCGACCGCGTGAAGAAGATCGCTGTATGGATGCCGGTCACCGACGAGGCCTTGGACGACGTGCCGCAACTGTTCGGCTACATCCAGGAGCTGCTGCGCTACGACCTCAAGCTGGAGGAAGAAGCGCAGATCCTCAAGGGTGACGGCACCGGCGAGAACCTGAACGGCCTGATGACCCAGGCGACCACCTACGACACCGCCCTGAACAAGGCTGGCGACACCTCCATCGACATCGTGCGCCGCGGCATCTACCAGGTCCGCAAGCAGTCGAAGCTATCTGCCGACGGCGTGGTGATGACCGAGCTGGACTGGATGAACATCGAACTGCAGAAGGATGGCGAAAACCGCTACCTGTTCGCCAACCTGCAGGGCCTGGTCACCCCGGTGCTCTGGGGGCGCCCGGTGATCACCTCGGACAGCATGGACGAAGGCGCGCCGGCGAACGGTGAAGATCCGGCCACCGGCGGCGAGTTCCTGATCGCCAACTTCGCCCGCTCCTCGATCCTCTTCGACCGCATGTCGTTCCTGTTCAAGATGGGCCTGATCAACGATCAGTTCATCCGGAACGAACGGGCGCTGCTGGTTGAGGAGCGTCTCGGTCTGGGCGTGCGTCGTCGCGAGGCGTTGGTGAAAGGCCGCTTCGCGGCGTAACCCCTGATGAGGCCGGTCGTAATGCCGGCCTCTTCGTTTCCAGGAGGCAACATGAAGATCAAGGCACTTTGGGGTTTCGTAGGTGACGCGAAGAAGCTCGGGGCGGAGGCGGCCCAGGTTCGCGCGGGCCAGGTGTTCGAGGAAGTCGACGATGAGTATGCACACATCCTGATCGGCAAGGGGCTGGCTGCTGAGGTCGGGGAACAGACCAAGCCGAAAGAGACCAAGCCGGCGGCGCCGAAAGGGGCCAAGTGATGGAGATCGACTGGGATGCCGATCCATCCATCCTGGCGAAGGTGAAGCTTCAGGCCAGGGTTGAGACGGACGAGGAGGACGAGCTCGTAAAGGGCTATGTCGCCGCGGCGCTTTCCCATGTCGAGCAGCACTGTGACTGCCGGCTGGTCGAAGGTGAGCCCACTGCTCCGGATGAGATCGGTCTGACGCCGGATGTGTGGCAGGCCGTGTATTTGCTTGTCGCGCACTGGTACGCCAATCGCGAGGCGGTTGCGCTGGGCACCATCGCCACTTCGGTTCCGCTCGGTGTCGAGCGCCTTCTCTGGTACAGGAAGAGATTCTGATGAGAGCTGGTCCCCTTCGGCATCGAGCGGATCTGCTCGAACTGCAGCGAGTTCCTGACGGCGGGGGTGGCTATTCCGAGCAGTGGGTCTTCCTGCGCAAGGTGTGGGTTGAGATCACCCTGCCGACTGGTCGGGTGGCGACCGTTGCAAATCAGTTGCAACCGGTCATCAGCGCTGAGATCCGAGCGCGCCCGCATGGCGATCTTGTCGTTGGGCGCCGGTTGTCCCACGGCGGCATCACCTACGCGATAAACGCGGTCCTTCCCGATAACGAGAACAGCATGCTCAGGCTGCTGTGCTCCAACGTTACCCCTACACCGAGGTAAGCAAAATGGTGCTTCGAGCAACAGCGCAACTGAGCGGTGCCGTGACCGCCAACAAGGGCGATGACGTAAGTCATCATCCCGCTGAAATCCTCAACCCGCTGATGGCGCGTGGCTTGGTATTCGACGACGGCAAGGACTACCCCAGCGCCTCTGTGCCGCCCGCCTCAAAGGCCAGGAAGCGGCCGCGCCGCAAGGGGTGAACCATGGGCAGGCGCTCTCGCATAAAGGGCGACTTCAAGCTGCGCGGCGTGCTGCGACGGATCGCAGCGCTTGACCGCAGCGACCTACCAAGGGGAATGGCGCAGGCTGCCGACCTGGTGTTGGCCACGCAGCAGAACATGATCCCCCGGGACACCGGCGAGGCCGCCGCCGCGCTTCAGGTGCGGATCAGCCGGAACGGCCTGGATGCCCGGATTGGCATCATCGGCAAGCGCGACAACCGGCGCTTCTACTACCTGAAGTTCGTGGAGTACGGCACCAAGGGCTACAGCGGTACGGTCTACCGGCGTCGGGATGCTGGCGCGGTGGGCGGTGAGCACACCGTCAACAGGGATCGCAGCCAGTTCTCCGGCCGCAATCGTCTCGGGCGTCGTGCGACCAAGAACAAGTCGGATGGCGAGAACTTCTTCGGCTACTACCCGGATATTCCGGCACGGCCGGCGCATCCATGGCTGAGGCCGAGCATCGAATTGAACCGCGACGACATCCGGATCATCATCCGCGGCGCCATCGATAGCACCCTGGCGCGCGCGGCGAAGGGGGCGCTCAATGGCTGATCCAGGCTTTGCCCTGCAGCGCGCAATCTACCAGCGACTGAGCGCCGAGCTCACCGTCCCGGTATTCGACGCGGTGCCGGATGACACCCTGTACCCGTACGTGACCATCGACCGCGAAGTCGCGCAGAACACCAGCCCGATCTCTGGCCGCAAGCGCAAGCAGCGGCTGATCTATCTCAGTGTCTGGAGCGACCACCAGGGGCAGGCCGAGGTCCGCCGCATCCTCAATGAGATCGATGCGGCGCTGGACGAGCGTCACCTCTCTGTCGACGAAGGGCGCGCGGTGTCGGTCAGGGTTATCGCGTCGGACACCAACCGCGAACCGGACGGTCGGACCTACATGGGTTCCGCTACGGTACGCGTCATCACCACTTCCTGAGATGTATCAACCTGAGCCACTGGAGGAACCCATGGCAGACAATCTCAACACCGCCGCTGGCTGCCGAATCTCGATCGGCACCAAGAAGCCATCGGCCACCAAGACCGAGTACGAGGCAGATGTGTACGTCGACATCGGCGAAGTCGAGGACCTGGGCGAGTTCGGCGATACCTTCAGCAACGTGAACTTCACTGCGCTGAGCGACGGCCGCGTGCGCAAGTACAAGGGCACTGCCGATGCGGGCGACATGACCCTGACCGTTGGCCTGGACAACGGCGACGCCGGCCAGTTGGCGCTCAAGAACGCCCATGCCGACCGCTCGAAGGGCAACTACAACATCCGCATCACCCTGAACGACGGTCTGCCTGGAGATCCGACGGCTGAGCCTCCGGTGCCGGCGGTGCCGCCCACCACCTTCTACTTCGGTGCGAAGGTGATGAACAACACCGTGGCTGCTGGCAGCGCCGACAACGTGGTTCGCCGCAATGTGACCCTGGGCATCAACACCGAGATCCTCGAGATCCCGGTTGCGATCTGACCTGGCCCCGACGAACGAAAGCCCGCCTCGCGCGGGCTTCGTCGTTTAAACGACCCGTGAAAGGAACACCATGAGCGAATCGATGCACGGCACCGTCACCCTGGTGGTGGGTGCGCGTACCTTCACTCTGCAGCCGACCCTTGAAGCGGCTCTGCGGATCGAAACCCGTTTCGGCGGCCTGCGGCCGGCGCTGGATGCGCTGCGCACTTTCAGCATCGCCGCCTGCGCAGATATCGTCGTAGCCGGTGCCGGGCTGAAGCCTGAGCAGCATTCCGAGATCGCTTCGGCGGTATTCCAAGCAGGCGTCTCCGACGTAGTTGGGCGCCTGGCGCCGTACCTGGTTGGCCTGATGAACCCGGTTCCGCCGAGCATCGTCGCCCGGGGAAAGCCCGAGGCGGACAGCACAGCGCAGTGAGGGATGGCTCCTACGTCGACTATCTATTCGGCGTAGCCACCGGCTGGCTTGGCTGGCCGCCTGATACGGCCTGGCGTACGCCGATTCCGCAGATCCTGCTGGCGCTGGATGCGCGGCTGGACTGGATGAACCCAGGTAACGCTTCTTCACCGAAGAGGGCCCCCTCGCCGCAGCGGAAGGCCACCGTGGCCGACAGGCTGAAGGCGTTTCTTCGAGGGCGCGGAGAATAAAGCCTATGATACCTTCCGGCCATGTCACTGGGTCAGGAGGTTGAAATGCAGGTTCTGATAGTCGTGTTACTGCTAGTGATCATTGTGCTGCTTGCGCCATGGGTGCTTGGTTTTATCGCGGCCGGCGCTGCAGTTTACGTGGTCGCTGCTGCTTTGGTCGCTGTGGTCACGCTGATCATGGTGGTGCTCTATGCTCTGTATTCGTTCAAGGATAGTGAATGGGCGCGACAGCGAAGAATCAGAAAGACAGTTGAGCGGGCGAACCAGCGAAATCGCCTGAATCAATAACCCGCTTCGGCGGGTTTTTTATTGTCCGGAGAAGAGCATGGCGGACCAAGAAGTCCAAGGGATGTTGATCCAGATCGAGGCCACCACCGCCCAGTTGCGACGGGAGTTGGCTAATGCGGACCAGGTAGTTGCAAGGACGACTTCTGCGATTGATCGCAACCTGGCTAACGTAGATGCCTCGTTTGATCGAGCCGGGCAAACCGCTCAGCGAGCAGGTACGCTGATGCGCGGAGCCTTCGCAGCCATCGCTGGCGCCGGTCTGGTAGGAAGTATTATTCGCCAGGTGGACGCCTACGGACAGATCGCAGATCGCCTGAGGATGGCGACCAGCAGTGCTGAGGAATACAACGAGGTTCAGCAGCATCTGCTGCGCACTGCCCAAGAGACCTATCGGCCCCTGGCTGAGGCTCAGGAGTTGTACATTCGCACGGCCGACGTGATGCGTTCGCTGGGCTACGACACTCAGCAGACCCTCGATATCACGGACAGCTTCAGCTTCCTGCTGGTGACCAACGCTGCGTCGGCAGACAAGGCGAGTTCAGCCCTGGGCGCTTACTCGAAGGCCCTGCAGACCGGCAAGGTCGAAGTTGATGGCTGGGTGACCATGCAGGGCGCCATGCCGACCATTGTCAATGCCATAGCTAGCGCTACCGGAAAGAGCGCGGATGAGATCCGTAATCTTGGGATGCAGGGCAAGCTTTCCCTGGATGACATCAACACCGGCCTGTTGCGTACTGTCGATGTGAACCGCAAAGCTGCTGCCGAAATGTCGGTCAGCGTGCAGGACGCACTGGTCAACATCCAGAACGCCCTTGGCGACTTCTTCGGTCGAATGGAGGAGAGCACCGGTTTGGTAGCAGGGCTGGCTAGCGCGATAAGCGTGGTCGGCGACAACATTGGTGCAGTGGCCGCTGTCATGGCGGGGGCGGGTGTTTCGGCGTTGACGATGTACACCGCTCGTGGTGCGCTGGCGGTCAAGACTGCCTTGGCTGATCGTGCTGCGCGGATCGCTCAAGCGGACGCTGTGCTCCAGGCAGCTATTGCTGACCAGCGTAAGGCAGAGACGCTAGTCGTTTTGGCTGCCCGAGAGGCGGCCGCTGCTCGTGGCACAGCCGTGCAGACGGAAATGTCGATTCAACTTGCCCAGGCTCGGCAACGCGAGGCGGTTGCCACTGCTGCCGTGGCTACTGCGCAGACGGGGCTGCGAGCTGCGTCGGCCGGACTGCTGACCATGCTGGGCGGCCCAATGGGCCTGGCTCTTCTTGCTGGTACTGCCGCCGCATCGTTCCTGCTGCTTCGCGACAACGCGGATCAGGCTGGTGTCAGCCTGGATGACCTGCACAAGCCGGTCCAGCAGTTGCGGGAAGAATTCCAGAAGTTGAACCGAGACCAGCGGGAAGCCGGTCTGGTGAAATGGAAACAGGAGGAAATCAAGGCGACCGATGAGGTTCGGTCTGCGTACGGTGACCTGGCGGCGGATATTCGTTCCGCTCTGGTGACGGCCCCTGCCAGGGACTCTGGTGGGCAGTACACAAGGCAACTGAACGAGTATCAAGTGCTGCTCGACCGCTTGAAGGAGGCGAAGGCCAGCGGAGAGTCGTTGGCGCCGATTCTGCGCGAAGTTGGAGAGCGTCTTGGCGTTGACCCTGAAACCATCGACAGTTGGGTGCGGCAAGCTGGTGTGGTTTCTGACGCGTCGCAGCGCTCTCGTGAGGTGGCCGAGGTTCTGCGCGTACTGACCGGGGTGACGGACGAAAACACTGCCTCGACCAACGCGAACAATGCCGCGAAAACTGGCATGAGTAGCGCCGGCCAAAGCTACCTCGACACGCTGAAGAAGCAGCTCGGCACCTTGCAGGATAATGGCAATGCCGTCAAAGCGGCGAACCGGTACATCGCCGAGAACAAGGATCTCACCGAGCTGGATCGCCAAGAGATTCTGAAGTTTGCCAATGCTATTGAGGCGCAGAAGAAGGCCAATCAATCCGCAACGGCCAGCGGCAAGGCGCGTACCAAGGCGGTAAGCGATGAGATCAAGGCGATCGACGACTTGATCGACCGAGCGCTTCCGGAGAAGAAGCGGCTGGAGGATCTCGCCGCGGGCATCGAAGGGCTACGGAAAGCCCATAGTCTCGGGAAGCTTTCGGCTGAGCAACTGGAAGAGGCCATCAAGAACCTGAACGAACAGTACGGGGACGCCACTCTGCAGAAGCAGATCCAAGCCGAGCAGAAGCTGGCCGAGATCCGGCGCAACAGTGCGGAGTCTTATCGTGCTGCGATGGAGCTGATGCTGCAGGCGCAGCAGGACTCGATCAATGCGAGCGTGTCGGCCATCGGGCTGGGGGACCAGGAAGGTGAGCAGCAGGACCGTCTCAACCAGATCCGTAAGAAGTACGCAGATCTCCGGCGGGCGTTGGAGGAGCAGCAGGAAGATGCAAGCCGCCGCCTCAGCCAGTTCGCGTACGAACAACGCCTTGCCGACCTGGCGGAGTTCCAGTCACGCGAAACGCAGGCTGAGGTTGACGGCTATGAGCGGCGCCTGCAGGCGATGGCGGACTATCGAAACGGTGCCCGCCGTGCCTGGCAGAACATCCAGGCCGATGCGAACGACGTAGCCAGTGCCATGGATGACGGTCTTACTGCCGGCTTCTACTCGGCGCGCGATGCCCTGGCCGACTTCGCCACCACCGGCAAGCTGACCTTCCGGGACTTCGCTAACTCGGTGATCGAGGACATGGCGAGAATTGCTGCCCAGCAGGCGGCCACATCGGCTCTGAGCGGTTTGTTGGGCATTGGAGCGTCTGCGCTGGGCGGGTGGTTTGGTGGGTCAGCGACGGCTGGTGCATCAGCATCTGGCTACACCGGCAGCGCATATTCAAATTGGGCGGCCATGCAGGCGGACGGCGGTGCTTGGGCCAACGGCGTGCAGATGTTCGCCACTGGCGGGGCCTTCACCAACAGCGTGGTCAACACGCCTACCGCGTTCGGCATGAGCGGTGGTCGCATGGGGGTGATGGGCGAAGCGGGGCCGGAGGCGATCCTTCCGCTGGCACGGAATAGCGATGGATCGCTGGGCGTGCGCATGGTGGGCGGGATGTCGGCGGGAGGTGCGACGACTGTCCAGGTGAACATGCCCATGGAGTTTGTCATGGAGGATCGAAGCAGTGATGGCATGGCGCTGGATCCGCAAGCGTTGCAAAAGGGCATGGAGCAGCAGATGCGCAGCATTGCGGAGAAGGTGGTTGCCGACTCTTGGCGTCCCGGTGGAATGAGCTTCAGGCAGAGCATAGGGAGGGGGTGATGGCTATCGAAACCTTCACCTGGATTCCGGACGACGAGGCGTCGTGCGATGGCGAAATGCGCCTGCGAAAGTCCCAGATGGGAGATGGCTACGTTCAGGTTTCCAGCGACGGGCTCAATCCAGATAGCCAGACCTGGACGCTTACCTTCGGCGGCCTGGCCGAGGAGGTGGCGCTGCCGCTGGCGTTCATTCGGCGCCACGGTGGCTACCGTGCGTTCCTCTGGACACCGCCGGGTGGTGAGCTTGGCCTCTACCGCTGTGAGGCGTACCAGAGCCAACGGCGCCCAGCAGGCATCACCGTTCTTTCATTGACCTTCGTACGGGCGTATCACCCATGACCTTGTTAGCAGATATCCAGAAGCTGGAGCCTGGCTCCGAGATCATGCTGTTCGAACTGGACGGCACGGACTACGGGGCCGATGTGCTGCGCTTTCATGGGCACGCGATTGCGCATACCCATCAGGAACTGGCAGCCGCCGGCGCCAATGCGGACCAGTTGCCGGCGAAGTCGATTTGGTGGCAGGGAAACGAGTACGCCGCCTGGCCGGTGCAGGTTGAGGGCCTGGAGGCGAGCGGCGATGGGGCGTCGGTTCGCCCGAAGTTCACGGCGGGGAACGTCAATGCACGCATCTCTGCGCTGTGCTTGGCCTACGACGACCTGGCCAACTTCCGGCTCACAATCCGAGAAACACTGGCGAGATACCTCGACGCTGAGAACTTCCCGGATGGCAATCCAGATGCCGACCCGACGCAGGAGTCGATCAGCATCTGGTTCATCGACCAGAAGACAACTGAAAACAATGAGCAGGTGTCTTGGGATCTGATCAGCCCAGGCGATGGTGAAGACTCCATTGGCCGGCAGATGACCACCTTGTGCCACTGGTGCATGACGGGTGGTTATCGCGGCCCCTACTGCCAGTACACAGGGCCTGGTTTCGACATCAACGATCAGCCTACGGATGATCCGGCAAAGGACCAGTGCGCAGGCCTGTATCGATCGTGTGAGTCTCGCTTCGGCGCTGGCAACCAGTTGCCCTTCGGCGGCTTCCCCGCTGTCTCGATCATCGCCAGGAGTTGACCATGAAGTACCTGCTGATTGTCGACCATCTCTATCAGGAGACAGGCCTCGGCCGCATCGGTGCAACGCTGACCATTCCGCTGTTGCGCGGCGGGGTCGTGGTCGATGAGGTTCGAGTCTCGGGAAGAGCCGAGTCGACCTATCGCCGTACTGTCGATGTGCCGCCCGGAGCCGTACCGGGCGCGCACGCCTGTGACGGCTCCACAAAGTTCACATTCCAGCCGCTGGAATAACCATGCTCAAGCACATCCTTGCCGCCGTGCAGAAGCATGCCGCGGCAGAGTACCCGCGCGAGTGCTGCGGCCTGATAATCCGTTCCGGCCGGAGCCAGCGGTACATTCCCTGCGAAAACACCGCCGTCGACGCCGGCGAAGAGTTCCGCATCGCACCGGATGCGTATGCGGAGGTAGAGGACCGAGGCGAGATCGTCGCCGTGGTGCACAGCCACCCTGATGCCACCAGCCGGCCGAGTGCCGCAGACGTTGCGATGTGCAACGCCTCGGGCCTGACATGGCACATCCTGAGCTGGCCGGAGGGCGACCTGCGTACCATCGAGCCCGTCGACCAGGTGCCGCTGCTCGGGCGCGTCTTCGTGCATGGGGTGCAGGACTGCTGGCAGGTCTGCGCCGACTGGTACCAGCGGGAGTGGGGCATCGAGTTCCCGCACTTCGAGCGGGCCGACGGCTGGTGGGAGAGGGCAGACGGTCCGAGCCTCTACGAGCAGCAGTTCGAGGCCGCCGGTTTCGTCCGGGTGGACCAGCCGCGGCGCGGTGACATGATCGTGATGGCGGTGGGGCGCACTGCGCACCCGAACCACGCCGGGATCTATCTGGGCAACGATCCATCGCTGCCTGGGGAGGAGGCTTCAGTGTTTGGGACTGGCCCCTTCCTGCTGCATCACCTGTACAGCAAACCATCAGAAATCATCATCTACGGCGGCCCGTGGCACGAAAGGGCTCGCCTGATCCTGCGGCACAAGGAGGTCAAATGAGTTCGATGACAGTCATCAAGCTTTCCGGTCCGCTCATTCGTGAGTTCGGCCGGACGCATCATCGGCAGTTGGAATCTGGCACCGCCAACGAGGCCTTCTCGGCTCTACGCAACACCCTCCCAGGATTCAAGGACGCCATCCTCCGCTTGGAGCGGCAGGGCATGCGCTTCGCGATCTTTCGCAATCGGAAGAATGTGGGGGCTGATGAACTGGGGATGGGCGGTTGCCGGGAGATCCGCGTTGTGCCGGTGCTCGCAGGCAGCAAGCGGGCCGGCCTGCTGCAGACCGTGGTGGGTATCGCAATGGTCGTAGCAGCGACTGTCGCTGCAGGGCCAGGCGGCTTCGCTGCCGCAGGCGGTGTCGTCGGCGGGATTGGTACCGCAGGCATCGCCCTGACGCTTGGCGGTGTTGTGCAAATGCTCAGCCCCCAGGCCAAGGGGCTTTCGATGTCCGGGGCGCCGGAGAACCTGCCGTCATACGCCTTCGGCAGCGCCAGAAATACCACCGCCAGCGGGAACCCGGTGCCGATCTGCATCGGGAAGCGCCGCTGGGGCGGGGCGATTATCTCGGCTTCGATCTACGCCGAGGACAAGGTGTAACAACCAACCATGAGCGGCTATGCCGCGGGAGAGTGTGATGAAACTCGATAAGCTGGATGTGGTCGTAGAGCTTCCGCAGCCTGGTAGTGCAGAGTTCGAAAGGCTTGTCTCGGAGGCAACGATCTCGCCGGTTGATGTCACTGGCCTGTGTCTGCCGAAAGAGCTTACAGACGAGTTGGAAAGAAAAGCCGACCTGCTCGAGCGTCGGCTTTCGAGGATGGAGGCGGCTCTTGGGCTTGAGCCGATCCTTTAGATCTGATCCATCTTGCTGGCAGCCCTCAGCCCTGAAATCAAGGCATCAAGAGCCAGGTGGTGCTCAGAAGATCCGTCGCGGAGGGAAGCATCTGCTGGCATTTTGGATTTGATGGTCTCGATATGCTCAACCACCTTGTCGATGGCCCCTTTGTTCGTTGACCCAAGAATTGAGCCAACCACCGATAGTGCGGCCATAACGCTCAGTTGGAAGGGTGACACAACGGGCTTTTCGCTCATCTTGACCTCCTAGGTCTTTAACCGCGCCGACATTGGCGCCTCCCGATCCCTGGGCCGGCATGCTCAGGGTCGGGAAACCCTTGCATGAAGGCACGACGCTACTACCCCGGTAGGGCGGTTGCCACTGGCATTTCATCCACGCTGTACAACCTTCCAGCCCGCCCTGTGCGGGCTTTTTCATGCCCGGAGGAAAGCATGGGCGCAGTTCACCAGCACCTGGCCGGCCGCAAGGGCGGCAGTAGCAAGCCGAAACAGCCGTCGATCGCGCCGGATAGTCTGCAGTCCGTTGCGACCGCGAAGATCCTGATCGCTGTTGGCGAGGGCGAGTTTGCCGAGGGCCCTACGGAGCGCGGCATTTACCTGGACAACACGCCCCTGATGGACGCCAGCGGCAACCTGAACTTCCCGAACGTGAAGTGGGAGTTTCGCCCTGGCTCTGTGGATCAGGAATACATCCCTGGCATCCCTGCGGTTGAGAACGAGACGTCTGTCAACGTCGAGTTGCGCAGCGAGTCCCCTTGGGTGCGCTCGCTCAGTAATACCCAGCTTTCCGCAGTGCGCCTGCGCTTTGCATGGCCGGCGCTCCAGCAGCAGGACACCAACGGCAACATCGGCGGGTACCGGATCGAATATGCCGTCGACGTAGCCACCGATGGCGGCGCGTACGAGGAGATGTTGCGCGAGGCTGTCGATGGCAAGACCACCACCCGCTACGAGCGCTCTCGCCGGGTCGATTTGCCGAAGGCAACCAGCGGCTGGCAGGTGCGCGTGCGCCGGCTCACGCCGAACAAGAACAGCAGCCTGGTGAGCGACACGATGCTCATCGCTGCGTACTCCGAGGTGATTGACGCCAAGCTGCGGTATCCGGGCACCGCGCTGTTGTTCATTGAGTTCAGTGCAGAGCAGTTCAGCAACATTCCTGCCGTGACCTTGGAATGCAAGGGGCGGAAGTGGATGGTGCCGAGCAACTACGATCCGGACACTCGAACTTATTCCGGCGTCTGGGACGGCACGATGAAGCTTGCCTGGACCAATAACCCGGCGTGGATCACCTACGGCATCAGCACCAACGATCTTTTCGGCTTGGGCAAACGCATCAAGTCGTGGATGGTCGACAAGTGGGAGTTGTATCGCATTGCGCAGTATTGCGACCAGTTGGTGCCGGACGGCAAGGGTGGCCAGGAGCCGCGCTTCCTGTGTGATATGAACCTGCAGAGCAAGGCTGGTGCATGGGAACTGCTGCGCGATATCGCCGCGATCTACCGTGGCATGAGCTATTGGGCCAATGGTCAACTGGTTTCTCAAGCTGACATGCCTCGCGGCGCCGACTTCGACTATGTGTTCACCCGCGCGAACGTGATCGATGGGCGAATGGAATACGGCGCGGCATCACCGCGCGCGCGTTACGGCCGTGCCTTGGTGAGCTACGACAACCCGGCGAACAACTACGACACCGACGTGACCGCGTTCGCTGATCCGGAGCTGCAGCGCCGCTACAACGACAACATGGTCGAGGTGTCTGCCATCGGCTGTACCCGTGAGAGCGAGGCTAAGCGCCGCGGTAAATGGGTGGTACTGACCAGTGTGCTGGATCGTGCCGTGACGTTCAGCACCGGACTGGAGGGGAGGATTCCTCTGCCTGGGCACATTATTCCGGTGGCTGATGCTGTGCTGGCTGGTCGAGAGATTGGCGGGCGGATATCCGCCGTTGCCGGCCGAGTCATCACCCTTGATCGCGACACCTTGGCGAAAGCCGGTGATCGCTTGCTGATCAATCTGCCGAATGGCCGGGCGGAAGGCCGTACGATTGAGGCTGTGAGTGGGCGGCAGGTGACCGTTACCACGGCCTACTCCATGGCGCCGGAGCCGCAACTATGCTGGGCATTGGATGCCGAGGATCTGGCTGTGCAGCTCTACCGCGTAATGTCGGTGAAGCGGAATGGGTCGCAGTGGACCATCAGTGGCCTGCAGCATGATCCGTCGAAGTACGACGCCATCGACACAGGTACGCGCATTGAAGAGCGCCCTATCAGCGTTGTGCCAGTTACAACGGTTCCTGCCCCTGCAAGCGTTACCTTGAGCTCAAGGTACCAGATTGACCAGGGGCTGGCGGTGAGCACCATGACGATCACCTGGCCTGCAGTGGAGGGCGCCGTCGCCTACGACGTCGAGTGGAAGAAGGATAGCGGCAACTGGATTCGCCTGCCGCGTGCCGGCACCACCAGCGTCGATGTGACCGGCATCTACGCTGGTGGATATCTGGCGCGAGTGCGTGCGGTGTCGGCCTTCGACATCACGTCGGTCTGGAAGAGTTCGATCCTGACCCAGCTCAGCGGCAAGACCGGTGCACCGCCGGCGCTGGCGTTCCTGCGTACCACCAGCGGACCGTGGAAGATCGGCCTGGAGTGGGGATTCCCGGCCAGTGGCGCGGCGGACACCGCCTACACCGAGATCCAGCAGTCGGTCACTCCGGGCGGCAGCGAACAGAACGCAACTGCCCTGGGCTTGTTCGCATACCCGACCGACACCCACACGCTGACCTCGCTGGCGGCCGGCGCTCGCCTGGCCTTCCGCGGGCGGCTGATCGACCGGACCGGTAACGTCGGCCCATGGTCGGCCTGGGTCGACGGCATCAGCTCGACGGATGCGAGCGAGTACAACGAACTGATCACCAAGGAGTACGTCGAGTCAGCTCTGGGCGAGCAGTTCTTCGCCGACATTGATCAGATGCAGGTCGATATCACTGGCTTGCAGGACCAGATCGACAATCTGACCGATGTGCTGGCCTACGACCCGACGAAGACCTACGCGAAGAACGATATCGTGCGGGTCGGCAACCGGCTGTATCAAGCGAAGCAGGCGGTGCCGCTCAACGCCTCGCCGCCGAACGCGACCTACTGGGCCGACATCGGACAGTCGATCGAGACGGCCAACGGCCTGGCCCAGCAGGTGGCCACCAACACCGCGGATATCACCGAGCTCGACGGTAAGGTCGAAGCGGCGGCTTCGAGCCTGGATGTTCTGCAGGCTGCTGCCCGCCGGGAGCCGGCGACGGGAGAGAAGGCGGATGCGCTGAAGGGCTGGGACACCATTGCTCGAGCCGCCACCGAAGTCACCGTGCGGGCGAACGAGGACGAAGCGCAGGCGAAGCGGACGAGCTTGCTTGAAGCGCGGACTGCAACTGCGGAGGGGCGCATTACCACGGTCGAGCAGGTGACCGCGAGCGACAGACAAGCCACTGCCCAGCGCATCGACCAACTTTCAGCGGAGGTGGGTAGCAACAGTGCGGCAATCCAGACGACGTCCCAGGCAGTGGCCTCTCTGGATGGAAACGTTCAGGCGCTCTACAGCGTAAAGCTCCAGGCCCATGCCAATGGGCAGTCGTACGCCGCTGGCTGGCAACTGGGCTTCGACAGCGGCACGAGCGTGACGACCATGGCGTTCCAGGCTGATCGGTTCCTCTGGTTCAACAGTTCCAGCGGGCAGACCGTGGCGCCGGTCTCGATCGTCGGCGGCCAGATGTTTATTAATGAAGCGTTAATAAACCGAGCCTTTATCCGCGAGTTGATTATGGGTATGCGCTTGCAATCACAAGCGCTTGATTCGCAAGGGCGCCCACTAATCGATATCGACTTCGTTTCCGGCAAGCTTGTTGTTCGGAGTACTGGGAGCAATGGTAGTCAAGAGATGACGGGGGATGCGATCAAGACTCTCGACGCTAACGGGGTTGTTCGCGTACAGACGGGGAATCTCGACCTATGACGTTCGGAATTCGTTTTAAAAACGCCGCCGGAGGGATCGTGATGGACCTCACCGGTCAGTCGGCGCGGACTGTATATCGACAATCGATTGGAGCGATCACAGGAGGAATGGCAGTGAGTATTCCCGGCTTTGATCCCGCTCGTGGTGTAGTTTTCTTAATCTCAAGCGGCTACCCATTTGGAAACGTCCCTTCCTATAGAATATCTGGAAATGTAATTACGTTTTTGCGAGACGGATCTCCAAATGTTACCTATGTCCTGCATGCGGTAATGTTCTCATGAGCTACGGTATCCTTGTTCGAGGGAACAATGGGCAAACAATTATCGATGACTCAAACCCCTGCATGCATATTGTTGAAGGTGGGGTGTATGGCGTTCAAGGAGCGGTGGAAATTGTTGTAAACTACTCGGCGCCAATTAATTCGCCCTACGAGCCATATGTATACTTCTGTCCTAATGGGCCTCACCAGATTTATAGATTTCGACATCTGGGAGGGGCTGGGGCTTGGTCTGGATTTGCGTTTTACCAGTCTAGTTTCCAAGATACCGACCCGCCGGTATATGGAGGAAAGTGGAAGGCCGCAGCAGTCATGCTACCCCGTATAGGAGGGTGGGGCATGCATGTATTCGATGCTCAGTCGCGTGTCATGTTCGACAGTAATCGCGAGATTGTGCGGTTTGTTGGAGGGGCGCAGGAGTGGGAGTTATACGCACATAACCCTAATTGGCCCGGAGGTATGCACATGCAAACATGGGCACTTCCATATCCATATGGGTTGTCCACCTATTTTCTGGTGAGTCATTTTAATCTAAAGCATATCTATACTCTGGAACCCCCTCGTATAGGGTTCCTGTACAATTCCCGGGCCATGATTTTCGTCTCCTCGTTAGTTCCGGATGAGATCGGATTTAAGTTCAACTGGCCACTCATTGTTGTCGCGTAATTTGATGGAGGCTTAAATGGCATGGTATTCAACCGGCACCGTCGCGGTGACAGAAAATAGCCCGACCGTCACCGGCACCGGAACTCAGTTTTCTTCTAATGTCCGGGTAGGCGACGCCTTTATTGCCCCTGACGGGCGCCTCTACGAAGTGAGCAACGTCGCCAGTTCGACGGTCATGTCGATAAAGCCCAACTACCGGGGCAGCACGGCTAGCGGCCAGCCCTATGCGGTGGCGCCAATCCTGGGTTACGACAAGGAGCTGAGCGATCGATTCAACCTGATAGCGAACCAGTGGGGGGCAACCCTGGCGGGGATCAAGCCCTGGGCGCTTTCTGCAAATGCGGCGGCAGCGCGGGGGGATCTCGGCCTCGGCAGTGCGGCGGTACGGGAGGCGCTCGGTAGCTCGGGGGCTTTGTACTCTCGAGACAGTATTCTCGGCACGGTTTCGCAGGCGAGCGGCGTACCCACCGGTGCGGTGATCCAGCGCGGGAGCAACGCGAACGGAGAGTTCGTGCGGTTTGCGGACGGAACTCAGATATGCGCTGGCGTTAGCAGTACCGCTCTGGTGTGCAGCGTTGCGACCGGGGGTGGGTTTCAGTCGGGGGGCGTTGCTGCGTTCTATTTTCCTGCTGCGTTTTCTGCTGCGCCATCTGTTTCACCGGTTCCGGCGTTTAGAGAGGGCGCAACAGCTCGTGCATGGCTTTCGATGAACCCTCCGTTGGCTTCTGTTGTGACGCTGATTTCTCACGGATTTGTTGATAGGGCCGAGGTTATGCCCGGATACATCGCGTTTGGGAGATGGTACTGATGATCATCACATTGTCACCGTACGCACCACTGCCAGGCAGCGACGAGCACCTGTCGCTGAGCAGGGCTGGCGATGTACTCACCGTGAACGGCCAGGCGTTTGACTTCACACCGTTACCGGAGGGTGGCGAACTGCCGGCTGAGGCTATTGGATCAGAGTGGTTCGCCGGTCCCGCAGTGCGACGTGCCGACCGGCTGGAGCTGATCCTGCGGTTCCCGCTGGCCGCTGAGTCCAGTGCCGCTGCTCGCTTCCCTGAACCGTTGCTGATCGATACCGATGGACCTGTGGAGTTACCGCGATGATCGACTGGAGCAAGGTAAAGACCACTGAACAGCAGGCGCAAGAGCGCAGGCAGGCTGAGTACGATGCCGCAACCGCGGCGCGGGCAAATGCCTACCGACTGGAAAGTGACCCGCTCAAGACCGAGGCCGATTTCGACGCGATCAAGGCCGGCGTGGAACCGGACTACAGTGCTTGGGTAGCCAAGGTCGAGGAGATCAAGGCCAGGTATCCGCTGCCGGAGGCTGGTTAGGGCGCGTCCGACAAAAATAGTTTCCGCATCAGAAACCGGACCCCTTGGTTTTTCTGGTCTGCAAGCCCTGTCTGGATTTTCTGGTGCGGAAATATATTCTTCCTAACTAATTGATATGTATGGATATGGTTGCTGTCCGGTGA